AATGAACTCACATCTGAGGTCAAAGTCCTTACCATCAGTCCAGTGCCAGTAGAACTGTAATAAGTTTGCAAAAAATATCGGAGGATCAAACTGAGCTCCTCTTGACTTTCCAATTCCAAATGCTAATGGCATGATATTAACTAGGGATTATAAATGAACCTTTCATACCGCCATGAATAGTGCAAACATACTCATAACTTGATGGTGCATCATGTGGTATTGTGAATATCTGTACTCCGTTCTGATCTCCACTGACATATGTTCCTACACCTGTTGATGTATTGCTAAATTGAATACGGAATGGATGAGAAGAACCAGTAGAGTTCTCAAACATATATGTGAATCCTCTCATTAAGTAGAGAGTTGGGTTGTCTACAGTGTTTCTTTGGCCAGGACCAGCAAAACGATATGCAGAAGCACCGTTTGCAGTCACATAGTATCTAGTACAGAATCCTCTACCACTTCCGTTTGCAGTAATAAGGTCAGTAACAAAACTACCAGCAGTTACAATTCCAACAACATCTAGAGTAGTTGCAGTAAGGTTTGCTGGTACACCGCCACCTCCAGTTTGATCAGCAACCCAGTCATAGTCACTTCCGTTCCAACTTAGAATCTCTCCAGAGGAAGCAGTGCCAGTATTGAGGTGTGTGTCAACATCAGAGTTACCATAACTACCTCCGCCTGGAAGGTTGGTTAATCCAGCACCGTTACCTACAAATGCTGTTGCAGTAACAACTCCTGTGACTGTGGTGTTAGTTTGAATTGCAACTTGACCAGCTTTTAAATTTAGGTCACCATTACTTTCTATAGTTGGATCACCACTCGCTCCAACTATATTCAGGTCCTTTACACCGAATGATTTGTCTGCCATTTCGCTAGTCTTTTTTAGTATTTATTAGGAGAATTTTATCTCAACTCCACCACTAAACTTTAAGTTTGGTGAGTTTGTGATTCTAATCTCAGGTTTCTTTGGTTCAGTAGGTGAACCAGTAGGAGCATCCCATATTACAACAGGTCCTTGACCATACATCTGGACGGAATACATATCCTCCCATGCAGCTGTTGTCGATGTGAATCCTGTTATGTTATCACCATAGTAAAATCTGTCAGGAGATTGAGCACCACAACTGTTATTTAACCAGTTTCTTACATCAGTGTAAGTCCAATCTCTATTATATTGTAGTTTGGTAGTGATCCATCCAGCACATGTAGGACATCCAGAACTAGTGCCACCAAAATCAATATCATACGGAGTTAAAGTCAACCCACTATATGTTTCTGGGTGTGGATATGTAAGAGATGACGCTCTACCATCTGCTGTCATTGTGTCATCAGCAGCACCATAACAATCAATACCTGTTCCCATGTCACTATAGGAAACTTTCTTTTCTTTATAGTCTGTGGTGTTACCACCCAGTCCACCACTTACAATTTGATCATCTAATGCACCAATATTGATAGCAGCATACTCAGTTCCAGCAGTAGATAAACCAGATGTAGTTTTACCTAATGACTGTGGCCACCCTCTTCTATTGATAGTGTTATAACATTGTAAACCAAATTCAAAATGAGTGCTCGCTGATAGAGGAGAATCATTTCCTTGAGAAGCTGTAGCCCAATAGTTGTCAAAATCAGGATCGCCAGGCCTTACCTGAGTTTGATTACTATTACCAGCAGCACAGACGAAGATCACTCCAGCGTCAGACAGTTCTTTACCAGATGCGGTTACAGAACTATCTACCATCTCTCCTTTCATTCTACTACCATCACCATATGCACCTAGTAAATCAATGAATTCTGGTTCACTACCACTTGTGTATGGTGTGCCAGGCACTAATCCATCTATAGATGATGGTCTATACCAGTAGAATCCACCATCATGAATGGCATCGTCCCTATATCCCCAACTATTACTTGACAGTGTTGGGTTTTTAGTATCATTTTGTTTGCCAGTAACAGCAGAATGTCTATCATAGTTTGGTTTATATAAGTGGAAGAGTTTTTGTATATCAAATTGACTACCATTGATTCCAGCATTGGAACCACCGATACCATTTAATACCCATTTGTTGCAGTTATATGCCGATCCGTAATTTTTACCAAATACTTGACCAGCACATTGAGTTCCGTGGTCAGATCCGTTGGTTGGTTTCTGTGTATTACTTCCATTACAACTTTGTCTACTGTAGAAAGAACTGAAACCACTAGTAGTACCAATGGTAGAGAATCCTACTGATCTCTGACTTGAATCAGACCACCATGCTCTTGCTACAGACTCTACTGGGACTGTTGTACCATCCCAACGTTGAGTCAATCTATTGCCTGGATCTGCATTGAACCAGTCTGGGTCAATATAATATGGACCATCAAGAAGTACATCTAGGACACCACATGTGCCTGGTGTTGTAGATATACCACTCCATGTCAATGCGTTTCCTGTTGAGTATCCTACAGGATCATCATCAGTTGTTACAAATTCTGGGTGTGCAATCCAGAAACCATCATCAGACACGATTGCATCTACACCAGTGCCATCGCCTAATTGTTTTGTTTCTGTCTCTATAATAATATGATCAGATTGAGTTAGTCCAGTGGATGTTGCATCCCAAGGATTCTCTTTCTGTGTGTGTCTTAGTATCTGATATCCAGTTCTGTTCTTATCTGATGCACCTATACCAGCCTGAGATGTAGGTGGTCTAGTGCCTGTCGGTGAAGTATTCCATGCTCTGTAGTTGGATACCGACCCTGTTCCTCTACCAAACTTTTGTATACTAGCGACAATATCTTTTGGATCGGGAGCGTAGTTGCCTGGGTAAACATCATAATCAATACAGACAAACTCTACCCTCTCATGTTTTCTTAGGTCTTCTGCTTCCGCATCAGTCAACATGTAGGTTGCTCTGGTATCACTATGTTCCTTCTTATCAGGACACACTATTGACGGATCTGGAATATTATCTTCCAGTGAACCATCTTTTTCTAGTTCTTCATGAATGAATACCCAATCATCTTTGGTATAACATTTGATAGAGTATGCCTTCTTGTCGTTAGCTCCAGTTGGTTTGACAGCTAACCCTGTCCTATCAAGAGTGTTCGTACTAGTGTGAATCATAAGTTCTCAATGTAAGTCTTGACAAATCTGTATGTAGATAATCCAGATATCCCTGCCTCTGGAGTGACTTTAACTAAAACGTTGTTGCCACTTACTGTTGAAGCAACTGATACCTGTTGTTCTGGGGAGAACATAATAGCATACTCTTGTGAGAATGCTGTGGTTCCATCGTGCATCACGAGAAGTTTTTGTGATTGTCTGAATGTTCCTAGACCGATCATCAATGTGTACTCTGCACCAGAGTAACTGAGTTTAGAGAATGAATCTATCTGTTGTTCCACACCAGCAGATGCAGTGTATGTTCCTACACCAGTTGTGGAAATAGAACCACCTCCACCAGTACCAGCAGTGACTGTGATAGTTGCGTTTGAACCAGTTGCAGTTGCACTTACGGTAGATCCAACGAAGTCAATCGAAGTAACTCCTGATGCAACTTGAACTCCCTCTTCTCTGATTATGACTCCAGAACCAGTTCCACCTGTAGGTGCGGCTGGTGTCCATTGTGACCCACTCCATGTTAATACATCACTTGTACTTGGAGATGCACTGGAAACATTAGATAAGTTACCTATGTTTTGACCAGAGATATTTGTAAGATATCCAGCACTTGCATGGTTGCCCCATGAGTATGCTTGTTCATACTGGGATATATCCAGACCAGTGATAGTTGCAGCAGCACCTGTGAATGGAACTGCTCCTGCCAAGTTGACGGTTGCAACTCCGCCACTGTGTGTCACGGTACATGCAGCACCAATAAAGTTAACTGTTTGTGCAGTACCAACGGTAGATCCTTCCTCTTGATATACGATACCAGAGATACCACCACCGCCACCACCACCTGATGTGGTGACTGTTACAACACCAGCAGATGCTGGGGAAACACTGAAACCACTTCCGAAGTTTACAGTTCCAATAGTCCCTACGAGTGTGCCACCTTCTCTAATGATGATACCACTACCAGATGCAGTAATACCTGTAAGACCAGAACCATCTCCAACGAATACTGCACCAGTAACAATACCAGTACAGTTGATGTTAGCAACTAAGATTTCTGGTTTACCCTCTAGTCCTTGTGAAAGAGAGGCGATACCAGCAGATGCTGCGTATGCAACAGAAATATTACTTAAACCAGAACCATCACCTGTAAATGATGTTGCAGTTACAACACCAATATTATAGTTTTCAGTCCCTGTTCCGACTGTACTATCTTGATTCTTATTGACTAGTTCATTCCAACCAGCGTGTGCATAGTATGCCTTTCCTGTCTCATGAACGTGAGCAAACTGACCATGATATGTGGATGATGATGGTAGAGATGCGTAAGTTGCCCACAAGAATGGTAGTAAGTTATCTGTGGCAGTACCATCTAAACGACCAGAAAGTTTAAGATTGCCTACAACCTTCAGTTTATATGACTCTGTATTAGTAGTTCCAAGACCAACGTTACTGAGAGTGTGAATACCAGTGGAGTTTGATCTCCAAATACTATCTGTTGATGGTAAGTTTGTAAGTTCAGATCCATCACCAGCAAACTTAGATGCAGTTACAACACCCACAGTGAAGTAGTTACCTAGATGATCACCGTGAAGTATCTGTCTCCAACCATTGTAACCACCCATTGTGGTTCCACTAGAGACGTATGCAGTTTTAGTATTGTTTGCCCATGCAAACATACCTCTCCAACTTGTAGCACTAGGTAAGTCACCTGTTGCGTCAAAGTCAAAACGCATCTTACTACCTTGGCCTGGGAAGGTTACAATTCCAAGACCATTGACATTATCAACAACTATTGATGGAGTTCCTGTTAAATTCTGTGCGACTGAGGCGATACCAGCTGTGTGTGCATACCCAGCCATGGTTGAGAACCCTGCATTGGCAACGTATGATGCGATACCAGCTACCTTTGCGTACTCGGCTACTCCTGAGTTAGTTGAAACTCCAGATGCAGATGCGTATGTTACAATACCAGCGACTGTGGCAAAGTTTGCAGTGTAAGCCAGAGTTGCCGTGTCAGCGAACCCAGCTGTTCCTGATGTGGTAGATACTCCAGCAACGTTTGAGTAACCAGATGTGGTAGAGAATCCAGAAGTAAATGCAAATCCTACTGTGTCAGCAGCAGAAACTGTGACATTACCACCAAATACTTGTGTAATATCTAAGTTTCTATCGAAGTTAAGACTCTGTGCAACACCAACTA